AAACATTATTACAATTAATGGGTATAGTTGTTCAAGCAGGTCAAAGATTTGCTTCTATTGCTGATATGCAAGTAGGTGATGGAAATCAACAAGCTGCAGTTGGAACAACAGTTGCATTATTAGAACGTGGGTCAAGAGTTATGTCTGCAATTCATAAAAGATTATACTCAGGACTTAAAAAAGAATTTAAACTATTATCAAACGTATTTAAAAGTTATTTACCACCAGAATATCCGTATGATGTTGTTGGTGCTGAAAAAACAATTAAACAAACTGACTTTGATGACAGAGTAGATATTTTACCTATTGCAGATCCAAATATATTTTCTATGACACAAAGAATATCTTTAGCTCAAACAGAATTACAATTAGCTACATCTAATCCGGAAATACATAACTTAAATCAAGTTTATAGAAATATGTATCAAGCATTAGGTGTAAAAAACATTGATGAAATATTACCACCGCCTGCTCCAAAAGCACCGAAAGATCCTGCGTTGGAACATATTGATGCTTTAGGTGGTAAACCTTTTGAAGCTTACAGAGGACAAGATCATACAGCGCATATAACAGCGCATTTAAATTTTATGGCAACTAATCTAGTTAGAAACAATCCACCAGTAATGGCTGCAATGCATAAAAATATTTTAGAGCACATAAGCTTGATGGCACAAGAACAAGTAGAATTAGAGTTTGAAGAAATGCTACAACAAGCACAAATGTTGCAACAACAAGCACAAATGAATCCACAAAATGTGCAAATTCAACAACAACTACAAAAAATGAATATGGATATAGAATCAAGAAAAGCTGTGTTGATTGCAGAGTCAATGGCTGATTTTATGAAGGAAGAAAAAGAAATTACATCTCAATTTGACTCAGATCCTCTATTAAAATTAAAATCAAGAGAAGTTGACCTTAGAGCAATGGAAAATCAACGTAAAGCAGACGCTGATGAAGAAAAATTTAACATTGATAGAGCAAAATTAGTGCAAGCTAAGGAAATTAACGATGATAAGCTAGAACAAAACGAAGATTTAGCAGAATTACGCTCTCAAACGTCAATTGTTAAAACACAGATGTCAAATAGCTTTAAAAAAAACTAAAAATAAGATAACAATACAACTAGGAGATAAAAATATGATGAATTATAAAAAACCTAAACAAGTTAAGATGGAAGAAGGTAAAGTTATTACTGATCCAAGATCTGAAACTAGTATTAGAGGCAAAAATCTTATATCTACAGGAAATAAAAATCCTGTTAAAGGATTTGGTGCTGCTAGAAAACCAAAAGACGTAACCTGGTACTAATATGTGGTTCTCGGCAATTAAATTAGCCGTTTCTGCTGGTAGTAAAATTTACGCCAACCGTCAGAAAACGAAGATGGCAATGTCTGATGCACAACTAATGCATGCATCAAAAATGGCCAGTGGTGAGGAAGCTTACCAAGGCAAATTATTAGAATCTAGACAATCTGACTGGAAGGACGAGGCGGTATTAGTAATCCTCAGTTTACCTATAGCAATTTTAGCTTGGGCAGTGGTATCGGATGACCCTACAGCAATGGACAAAGTAAAGTTATTTTTCGAGATGTTCTCAGAATTACCTAAATGGTTTACAAATTTATGGATACTTGTAGTTGCTAGTATTTACGGTATAAAGGGTACACAAATATTTAAAGGAACAAAAAAATAAGGAAGGAGACAAAAAATGGCAAATAGATTATATAATAAACAAATTAAAAAACCCGGGTTTTTAAGTGGTGGTCAAGTTAAACTTGATAAAAACAAAAACGGAAAAATAGACGCTCAGGATTTTAAAATGATGAAAAAAAAACCAAAGAAAAAATAATGAAAAAAATAAAAACATTTATAAAACACCTAATAGAAAAAATACTTGGCAAAAGATGCCAGTGTAACGATTAACTAAAAAAGGAAAAACATGGCAAAACCAGGACTATACGCGAATATACATGCAAAGAAAAAAAGAATAGCAGCCGGCTCAGGAGAAACAATGAGAAAACCCGGAAGCAAAGGTGCTCCAAAAAAAGCTAATTTTGTAGCAGCAGCTAAAACTGCAAAACCAGTTAAGAAAAAAGTTTAATGGCTACCGCTGCATGGCAGAGAAAAGAAGGTAAATCTGCCTCAGGTGGATTAAACAAAAAAGGGGTTGCATCTTACAGAGCAGCAAACCCTGGATCTAAATTAAAAACAGCAGTAACAACAAAACCTTCTAAACTTAAAGCAGGTTCTAAATCAGCAAACAGACGTAAATCTTTTTGTGCTAGAATGAAGGGCATGAAATCTAAACTTACTTCTGCTAAAACGGCAAGAGACCCGGATAGTAGAATAAACAAGTCTCTTAGAAAGTGGAATTGCAATTGAAAAAAACAAAAGCAAAAATAAAGAAAGTAATTAAAGGTTTAAACAAAGCTTCTAATTTACATGCGGGTCAAGCTAAAGTATTGAAAGGAGTTTTAAAAAAACATGCAACTAGAAACAGTAATAGTAAAACTTAATAGACTCTTAAATCAAAGACTAGAAGATTTATCTATAGCGGTAACGTCCGGCGCTATTGACAATATGGAGAATTATAAGTATATAGTAGGACAAATTAAGGCACTAGAATCAGTGCGTCAGGAACTCTCTAACCTGCTAAATGATAAGGAGCAAAAAAATGGAACAGTCATCAACATCAAAGATACAACTACCGAATAAAAAATTAGTAGGTGTAAAACAATCAAAAGAAAAAAAAGAAGATACACATAAAATACCTAACCCAACGGGTTGGAGACTTTTAGTATTGCCATTTAAAATGGATGGTAAAACTAAAGGTGGAATACATTTATCAGATTCAACTATTGAGAGACAACAAGTTGGTTCTCAATGTGGTTTAGTTTTAAAGATGGGTCCCCAGTGCTATAAGGATAAAGAGAGATATCCTGAAGGCCCGTGGTGCAAAGAGGGAGGATGGGTAATGTTTGCTCGTTATGCTGGATCCAGAATTAAAATAGAAGGTGGGGAAATACGTCTGCTAAACGATGACGAAGTTTTAGCAACTATCGAGAGTCCAGAGGATCTCTTGCATGAATATTAACCATAGGAGGAAACTATGCCAGAAGTAGAACAAAAGAACATGGTAGACATTGATACATCCGGTCCGGGAGCCGAGATCGAAGTATCAGAGAAAAAAGATGAGTCGGTTGTAGAAACCGAGGCCGTTACAGAAGAAGCAGTAACCACGGACCAAGAACCAGTAAAAGAAGAACCAGTAAAACAAGAAGACGAAAAACTAGAAGACTACAGTAAAGGTGTACAATCTCGTATTGCGAAACTAACTCGTAAGATGAGAGAAGCGGAGAGAAGAGAACAAGCTGCGCTTGAATACGCAAAAGCTGTTGAAAGTAAAAGAGAGCAAACAGAATCTAAATTTACGCAAGTAAATAATGATTATGTAAAACAATACGAAAACAGAGTGACTAATGGCATGGACTCAGCTCAAAAAGAGTTGTCTATCGCTATAGAATCTGGGGATGCTGTTGGACAAGTGGAAGCGCAGAAAAAAATAGCTGCTCTATCAATTGATTCAGCAAGACTTAATGTTCTAAAGGAAAGTAAAGAAAAACAGATAGAAACACCTAAGACAAATTTATCTGATGGAACTAAACTTCCTAGACAAACACCTCAACAATTACCAGATCCAGATCCTCAAGCAGAATCTTGGGCATCTAAAAATTCATGGTTTGGACAAGATAGAGCCATGACTTTTACAGCATTTGAAATACATAAAGATTTAACCGAAAAAGAAGGTTATGATCCTAAATCAGATGAGTATTATGTTGAAGTTGACAAAAGAATTAGGGTTGACTTTCCGCATAAATTTGGTACTACTGATAATACAACGTCACCAAAACCTACTCAAAATGTAGCTTCGGCTCATAGAGTAAGTAACACAGGACGCAAAACAGTAAGACTCACATCTTCTCAAGTAGCAATTGCTAAAAAATTAGGTGTGCCACTCGAAGACTATGCAAAACAGTTAAAACTCACGAAGGAGATATAAGCATATGATAGAAAAAGAAAACAAAACTTCTCGTGCGGACCATACACGAACAAAGTCGGAAAGACCAAAAGTGTGGGTTCCACCATCTTCTCTAGATGCACCTCCTGCGCCTGATGGATTCAGGTACAGATGGATAAGAGCAGAAAGCGTCGGCTTTCAGGATACGAAAAATGTAACGTCTCGAATAAGAGAAGGTTATGAATTAGTTCGTGCCGAAGAAGTTGAAAATGCATCTGATTATCCAGTCGTCGACGAAGGTCGATACAAGGGGGTAGTTGGGGTCGGTGGCCTTTTGCTTGCAAAGGTACCAATCGAGATTGCGAAGCAACGTCAACAGTATATGACAGACCGTCATAAACAGAAGACTGAAGCCTTAGACAACGATCTTATGAAGGAGCAGGACAACAGGATGCCTATCAATATTGATAGACAGTCCCGTGTAACCTTCGGTGGTACAAAGAAGTAACTAATTATTTAGTAATTTCTCGGGTTCATCCCTATCATCGATTTAACAATAACAAAGATAGGATATAACTATGGCAAATAGAAACACACAAGGTTTTGGACTTGTTGCTGCTGGTGCGCTTGGACAAAACGCAACTCAGTCACAAGGAAAATACTTTATAGATGCCGCTTCTACAACGACACTATTCAATGGTGGCGCTGTGGCTTCAGCATCAGGTTATATTGTAAATGGCCAAACGGCTAATGCTCCTGTTATTGGTACATTAAATGGAATTTTCTTTAACGCGGCTACAACTTTGAAGCCAACTTTTGCTAATTTCTATAATCAGCCAATTACACCTGCAAACAGTGAAGACATCACTGCATTTGTAAACGATAACCCAACACAACAATATGTTGTAGCAACTGACGCTACTGCAGCTCAATCAGTGTTCTTAGAATCATTTGATATGAATGCATCAGCGGGTAGTACTACTACTGGAAAATCAACATCGACTCTAGACATTGGAGACACCGGTGCTGATGATCATCAGTACAGATTATTAAGATCTGCTGAAGATCCTGAAAACGATGAAAATGCGTCTTTCAGATCAGTAGTCGTAGTAGCCAACTTGCTAGAACTACAATCATAACAGGAAGAATAGGAGATAAAACATGGCAATATCAAGAGCACAGCTAGTTAAAGAACTAGAGCCCGGTTTGAACGCACTGTTCGGCCTGGAATACAAACAGTATGAAAATCAGCATTCTGAGATTTATACTTCAGAATCATCTGACAGAGCTTTCGAAGAGGAAGTAATGTTAAGTGGTTTTGCAAACGCGCAAGTAAAAGGTGAAGGTGCAGGAGTCTCGTTTGACGAAGCACAGGAAACTTTTTCTGCGAGATACACACATGAGACAGTAGCTTTAGCATTTGCTATCACGGAAGAAGCTATCGAAGATAACCTCTACGATAGAATTGCTTCTAGATATACAAAAGCTTTAGCGAGATCTATGTCAAATACTAAACAAGTAAAAGCAGTTGAACCTTTAATCAACGGTCTACCAACGGCAGACGATTTTGATTCAGGTGACGGTGTTTCACTATTTAGTACAGCACACCCAACAATAGCGGGAACTTACAAGAACACGCTATCTGCGCAAGCTGACCTTAACGAAACATCTTTGGAGCAATCATTAATTGATATCGCTGCAATGACTGACGAAAGAGGTTTGAGAATAGCTGCTAGAGGAGTTAAAATGATAATTCCTTCTAAGCTTCAATTCACAGCTGAGAGATTGATGAAATCTCAAGGTAGAACTGCGACTGCTGATAATGATATCAATGCAATAGCATCTATGGGAATGATTCCTCAAGGTTATAGAGTGAACAATTACCTAACAGATGACGATGCATTTTACATCATTACAGATGTTCCTAATGGTATGAAGATGTTCAATAGAGCACCTTTGACTACTGCTATGGAAGGTGATTTTGACACTGGAAACGTAAGATACAAAGCTAGAGAAAGATACTCTTTTGGAGTTTCTGACCCTAGAGGTATTTACGGAGTAGAAGGCGCGTAATCATTAATTTTGTGTGGCGGTCTAAAAACCGCCACATTTAAAACATACAGAAATAAAACATATGAAAAAATTCTTAATTAAAATTACTGCCTACGGTTACATAACCGATTTTACAATTATGGCAGAAGACAATTCTAATAGTATCGAAAATGCAATCCTTGACAAACTAGGAAAAAATGATATTAATTGGGAGAAGTCAGGCTTTTATAGTTTGACAAAAAAATGGTTAACCTTTGAGGAGATTAACGATGACAAACTTACAAGACCTATACAAA